GATCCTCGTTATGGTCGAGGCTTGTGCAAGCAATGCCACGATACTAAGACCGGACTGACCCGATCCTCACGCTTCGAAAGCATGTGAACGCGATCCGAACCACAAGACATGCCATTCTTCGCATGTGACTTGCTTTACCGCGCGAAAACCTTGCAATTTCAACGTTTCACACCTAGGGGGGTGGGGTAAACGTTCGAGAAACGTAGACCGCCGGAGAGGTGCCTCTTTGGTGCGCGGGGTTCAAAGATTCCGGCCCGGAGGCGTAAGGGGTTCTATTTTTATTGTCCTGATGCCGGCGAAAGGCCGGTTGGAGGTGTTGTAGATCATGACCAGTGGAGGCGCGAGGGCCCGTTCCGGACCGGCGAAGAACCCGAATTCACGGACGAGTGAACGTGCTGGATACACGTTGACGAGCCTGCCGAACGCGGAGTACGAGGGTAAGCCTCCGCGCTTCCCGCTGCCGAGCTATCGTGTCTATGATTTTGACGTCGACGGCAGCGTTGTGAAGGATGATCCGGGCGCGAGATCGTTCCACCGTCGTGAACTGGAGTTGTGGCGTCAATTGTGGAAGAGCCCGCAGGCGTATGCGTGGAGCATGCCGCAATACTCGTACATGATATGGGATATCGCCTTGTACTGTCGTTCATTGATCATCGCACAGGATTCCACCGCCAAGGCTGCGGATCGGACGCTTCTGCCCCGTTACGCGGATCGTATCGGGCTTTCGGCCGCCGGACTGGCGCAATTGGGTTGGCGTATCGCTCCCGACGAGCTCGCCCAGAAACGATTGGAACGCAGTATTCTGGAGGAGAATGCGAACGCTGAGGGACATACGTTCGAACGCCGTCTGAGGGCGGTATGATGTGTCGGAATTCACCATCGATTTCCCCACCCTAGGTGATTTGAACGACGCGTGGATCACCGCTCACTGCAGGCAGCCGGATACGATCCTGCGCGGGCGGCCGTTCAAATTGTCCGACTGGCAGTTCTGGGTATTGGCGAACCGGCTTCGAATCCGCGAGGACGCCGAATACGTGCCCGCCGAGGATGTCACCTTCGAACATCCGATGATCTTGAACCAGGCGTTCACCTACCGTCAGACCATTGTCGTCGGACCGCAGAAGACCGGCAAAGGGCCCACCGAAGCGGCGTTCGTCGCCGACGAGGCGAAAGGCCCCACCGTGTTCGACGGATGGGCGCAGATCGGAGACACGTATAAATGCTCCGACTGGGGCTGCGACTGCGGATTCGAGTTCGACTACATGAAAGGCGAACCCAAAGGCCGCCCCCACCCCAGCCCGCTGATCCAGATGACCGCGAATTCAGAGGATCAGGTCGGCAACGCATACCGCCCATTGAAAGCCATGATCCAACTGGGACCATTGAAACATCTGATGCTGGTACGCGACAACTTCATCCGCATCCTCCAACCGGGAATCGACGGCGACGACGACGGACTGGACCTTGACCGTATCGACATCGTGACCAGTTCGGCCAGAAGCCGACTCGGCAACCCGATATCCGACGCCGAACAGGACGAGGCCGGACTCTACACCAAAAGCAACGGCATGATCGACGTCGCCGACACCCAACGTCGTGGCGCCGCCGGCATGGGCGGCAGGACCCACGCATGGACCAACGCTTGGGATCCCTCCGAGAACAGCTATGCGCAGAACATCTACGAGTCCGGCTCCGAGGACGTGTTCGTCTTCTACCGAAACCCCGAATACGAGCCTGCCCTCAGACACGACGACGGAACACCTTACAGCTTCTTCAACAGGCGCGAACGTCGCAAAATCCTCGAATACGTGTACGCGGGCTCCCCGTGGGTGAATCTCAACTCCATCGAATCCGAGGCCGCGAACCTCATCAGAACCGATCCGAACCAAGCCGTCCGATTCTTCGGCAACAAGCTCGAACAAGGAGCCGGAGCATGGATGGACGAAGGAATGTGGGCGAAAGCATATGCAGGATAGATTCGTTCGACACCACCAATTATGGCTCCCCAACCCCGCCTCCGGCACGGAGATCTGCTGCGGGTTCGACGGATCGGAAAACGACGACTGGACCTGCATCAAAGCAGAAACCCTCAACGGACTCCTGTTCACGCCACGCTACGGACCGGACCATCGGGCGACCATATGGAATCCAAAAGACTGGGGAGGAAGGATCCCCCGCGCCGAAGTCAACAGCGCCTGGGACGAACTCAACCACAAGTACAAGATCATCCGAAGCTATTGCGATCCCGGATTCCGCGACGAAGTCAGCTGGGAATCCGACATCGAAGCCTGGGACCGACGCTACGGTCCAAAGAAATTCCTTCCATGGGTCATGAGCGGCTCCAGTCGCATCGGCGCCGTATACGAAGCACTGCGCCGATTCGAAAGCGACGTCACGAACGGGCTCATCCACCACGACGGATGCCCCATCACGAACACCCACATGGCCAACGCCCGTAAGATCAGCAAAAGCCTGGAACGCTACGGGCTCGGCAAACCAAAACAGGATCGCAAGATCGACGCCGCCGTAACCAGCATCCTCGCCCACGAAGCCGCATCCGACGCAAGGACCGCCGGCTGGGGCGAGAAGAAACACAACATCATGCACACCGCATCAAGCACGAGGAGGTAACCCATGCGACGAGACCCCGACGAGGTCAACAGAATCGCGAACCTGCTCGCATTGAAGATCCAGAACCGTCGGCCCGACATAGCCAAACACATCGGCTACGTGAAAGGCGAACGCGGCGAACTCAAATTCGTATCCGACGAATTCAAACGCTACATCTCCGGACGATTCAAAGGCTTCACGGACAACTGGTGCCTGCCGGTCGCCCAGGCGCCGATAGAACGCATCCAGTTCAAGGGATTCACGCCATACTCCGCCAGCGACAAGATACCGTCCAGCGTTTACGCCTGCTGGCAGCGCAGCGACTGCGACCGGTATCTGTCCGAAGCGGCCCTCGTCATGACAGCCGCGAGACGAAGCTTCGGACTGGTCACACTCCTTCCTAACGGCAAGGCTCGCATCAGCTTCGAAAACCCGGATTCTGCCGCAATGCTCTACGACGCGATCACGGGGGAACCTACGGCGGGACTGCTGCTCCGTCAGGATTCGGATAATGAATACGGTCAGCTCCTGTTCCCCGACATGGTCATCGACATCCAACGCAAACGCGACATCCCCGACAATCGTGACAATGGCATACCGCCATCACTGCAGGGTTGGGAATTCGTGGAAGGCAGCGAACAGAACAATCCCCTTGGAGAAATCCCCCTGGTCGAATTCCGCAACCAGACACTGCTGGATAACGCGCCGTTGACGGATATCGGCATGGTCGAGGACATGCAGGACGCAGTCAACGTCGTATGGGCCTACCTGCTCAACGGCCTTGACTGGGCCACGCTGCCCGGACGCCTGATACTGGGTGGCGACGAACTCGTCGAACCCGTCTATGACAGTAACGGGACGCAGATCGGTGAGAAACCTGTCGAACTCGACAAGCAGGTCAACGAACGCATCCTGCAGATCACCGGCGACAACGTGAAGGCGGCGGAATGGTCCAGCGCGAACATCACCGCATTCCTCCCCGTGATCCAGAAGGCCGTCGAACATATAGCCGCCGAGACACGAACGCCCGGCCATTACCTCCTGACCAGTGCGGAAGTGCCCGCCACCGGGTACGAGGTGGCCGAAGCCGGACTGGTGTCCAAGACCACGGACCGTATCGGATATTTGAAGGGCGGGATACGCAAACTCGCACGCTTGGCATCCATCATGGAAGGCGACGATGCGACCGCCAACATACTGGAATCCAGTACCGTGTCGTTCGCCAGTCCCCTGTATCGCAACGAGGCACAGCAAGCCGACGCGATGACGAAATATCAGAAGCTCGGCTACCCGTTGCAATGGATAGCGGAACGCATGGGCCTATCCCCTGCGGAAATCGAACGGGTCATGGCAATGAAACGCGACGAGGAAACGGATCCGGAGCTCATGGAGCTCAACCGCAGCCTACGGATAGGAGCAGACGATGGTCATGAGTCTGGAGAGCCTGACGGAAAGCCAGAGACGACTGGCGACGCTCAGCCTGACGGCGCAACGGGCGGCGCGGAGAACATGGCGACGGGTCGATCCCAATAACATCGAATCATCCTGGAAGGCGATCAGCAAATCATTCCTCACACTGTTCTCCGCCCTGCAGATGCGCGCCGCCGAAACCGCGGTGGATGCGAACGCGCTCATGCTCGCCGAACAGGACGATTACGTGGAACCCCTCATGACGGTGAACACGAAATCGTTCGGCTCCGGATACGCTCCCAGCGGCATCCTGCTAAGCGACTATTTCAACGATCCCGTCTACACGACGCTGCACGGCATCAAACAGGGGCGCAGCCTCTCCGACGCGTTGGGCTTGGGCGAGAACCTGCTCGTCATGCTCAGCACGCTCGGCATCATGGATACCGCCCGCAGCGCCGCCGGACTGGACATATCGACGCGTCCCGCCGTTGGATACGTCAGGTTGGAGGAGGCCTCATGCTGCGACCGGTGCATGATACTGGCCGGCAAATGGTACCGGTGGAACGAGGGATTCCTGCGCCACCCCCACTGCCACGGCAGGCATGTGCCCAGCAAAGGGTTCGACAAGGCGAAGCATAACGGTTGGGTCAGCGACCCGAAAGAAGCCTTCGACGCGCTCTCCCCCGAACAACAGGACAAACGGTTCGGACCATACAACGCCCAGGCCATCCGGGATGGCGCCGACATCTATCAGGTCGTCAACAGCAAACGCGGTATACCGAAAGGATTGACGGACGGCAAATGGAGCATCAAAACCGAGGAAGGCATGACCCGGTACGGCTGGGCCAACATGCTCGCCCGGCAATCCGGACGCCCGCTGAAACGCAGGCTCACGCCCGAGGCGATATACACGTTCAGCCACGGTGACCGTGGCATGGCATTACAGGTCCTGCAACGAAACGGCTACCTGATCCCCAAGGACTGGCGCAGCAAGGTACCCGACATCCGCAAAAGCATGTGGCTGCATGACAATACCGACCGACAGGGACGCCATGTTGCACTGAGCGCCGCACAGAAACGACTCCAGGACTCGCGACTCAGATACGAAGCCGCTTTAAGCGGGCGCAACCCCTACGACGGGCACCTGCCCGTCACGCCGAAATTGCTCGCCCAGACGGAACGCGACTACCGCCGCTGGCGGACATCGAACGGCAGCATATTTACAGAATAAACCCAATCCACAAGTCGAAAGGACCATCATGGACCCGGAAAACACCACTAACACCGACAACCAAAACACGGAGAACGATCCTGCTCAAGAGCCGGAAACCGACTACGAGTCGAAATACCAGGCCCAACGCAAAGTCAACAAGGACCTCGAACGCAAACTCAACGACACTCGCAAACAAGCAGACAAAGTAAACGACCTCGAATCCCAACTCGCGGCACTGCAAGGCAAGCAGGCCGAATACGACCAGGCCAAGCACGAGCAGGAAATCAGCGACAAGGCGCTCGCCAAGGCGAACCAGCGGATACTGAACTCCGAAGTTCGCGTGGCGGCCGCCGGCAGGCTCGCGGATCCGAACGACGCATTGAAATTCATGGACCTGAGCCACTACACCGTCGGCGACGACGGCGAAGTCGACCAGGAATCCATCAATGCCGGCATCGACGAACTGCTGGCAAGCAAACCGTATCTCGCGAAAGGCGGGAAACCCACCGGGCCTACGATCATCCCGCCGAGTGGGGCACGTGACGGAGACCGTCACGCGAATCAGTTGAAACGGGAGGATCTCAAAACCATGACACCAAAGCAGATCGTGGAAGCCCAGAACAAGGGACTGTTGAACGACCTGCTCGGACGTAACAAGTAAAGGAGCCTATTATGGCAATCGAAAACTTCATCCCGGAGGTATGGTCCGCCAACCTCCTGCTCGAACTGCAGAAGAACCTCGTATACGGTTCCGTCTGCAACCGCGACTACGAAGGCGACATCGCCCAGTCCGGCGACACCGTGCACATCACCGGCATCAACGACATCACCGTGAAGGAATACAAGAAGAACACGGACATTGAAGTCGAAGAAGCACAGGACAAGAACGCCGGCACACTCTTGGTGAACAAAGCCGACTACTTCGCGTTCAAAATCGACGACGTGGACGCCCGCCAGGCGAAAGGGGATCTGGAAGGCCCATTCGCCGCCAATGCCGGCTACCAGATGGCCGACAAGGTCGACAAGTATCTCGCCGGCCTGATGGATAAGGCTGTCACCGCAGCATCCACCAACATCGCAAGCACCGAACAATACGAGGACGCATACAAGGCGCTCGTCCAGGCTTCCGTCACACTCGACAAGAACAATGTGCCACGAACCGGACGCTGGGCCGTGGTCAGCCCGGAATTCTATTCCATGCTCGTACAGGACACCCGATTCATCGCCGGATCCGAAACGACCACCAACACCCTGTACAACGGGATCGTCGGCAACGTCACCGGATTCACCATCCTCGAGTCCAACAACGTGCCCGTCACCAGCAACAAGCA